CTGCAGATTTGTCCATTGCTTCTGGTAGTTCCATTAGCTCAATGTCTGTATTGCCCGCCTTAGTGAGCATTTTGACACGAGTAAGGTCATTAGCAAAACGAACTTTTACTGCACCATTGAAACGACTTACACCTGCTACTTTAAACATAAAAACTCCTATATACAAGTTGAGTTAAATTTGCTGAACCATTCAGCATTTCCAAATTGTAGTTGAAACTGAATTTTGTGTCAACCACATTCTGAAACTTTTTTACCAAAGCGGACGAACTGCATGTACAATACAATGCCCAGGGCCACCATGTTGGCTTTCAACAATTGCTTGCGCCTGACCTTGATGTAGAGCCTGAACAGTAGTGCTAAGATTTTGTAGATCAGACCTACCCCAACCACAATGGCTGTCTGTCCTGGGCTCTACTAGAACACTGAAATTTACTTCATATGATTGCATAATTTACTCCTTAAGGTTAAACATATTCCAACATGTTGGCAGGAACACGCCAACGACTATTACCACAATTCACAGTAACGAATTTTACTGCGACCTTTTCCACTGTCCCAACCATTGTTTGATTTCGTTTGGAACTATGAAACTTAACCTTACTGCCCACATAAATACCGCGTTTAACCTGCTTTACAAGTTGACTGCGACGATATTGGATAGCTCGCGAAATATCATTGAGCTGCTCATTTGTAAAATCGCCAAACATAATTTCTGTAGTAATATCTTCTAGCTTTACCATTTTTTCAGCTCCTTTTGTTTTACTACCATATTCGTATTATACAATAACCGGTTTTATTTGTCAACCGTTTTATTCTTTTACAGTTATTGTAAGTTGTTTACAGGAGATGTCAACTTTAAGTCCAAAAGGATGGGCAAAAGTTTTTGCTTGCTCAGACTGACTGATGCATTCTTCCTTAGTTTTGTATTCATGATAACTACGCATAATTGGTTGCCCATTTGGGGCAAGATAGATGATTAGCATAAACCAAGACATATATAAATCCTTAGGTGTGTTCTACAGTGTTTATACCTGCAAATTTAATTACTCTTTGACAAACTCTACAGGGTTTAGCAATCATAGGTTCGCCATTTTTATTATATCTAGTTACGACCAACTTATCAACTCTAGTCCAATTCTTCACTTTTACCAATGCTGCTACTTCAGCGTGAAGATAAATTTTATAATCCTCTCCTACCTCTTTAGCCATCCTAGCCTGTAACGGATGTGTTTTTACATAACTATTACGACCAACACTTAGAAGCCTGCCTTTTTTGTCATATGCAAAAGCAGTTATATTCTGCATAGTTGTCATTTCAATGAGTATTGAGTGCAGGTTGATGAAGTCTTACAAGTTCACGCTCACGAGCATGAGCAGGTTTGCGACCACGAATAATTTCAACTACACCATACTCATGTACATCTGCACCATGCTCTCGCAAACTGCGACACAATGCCCAGTCTTTGTTTTCGGTCAATGCACGACGCAGATGTTTCTGCATGCGGACCTTAAGTGCTTTGCGCACCTGTTGACCACAAACTGTGATGCCAATATATTGCTGTTGCGTCAGCGTATTGGTAATGCAATACACAACATGCTTGGTGTCTTGACGGCGTTTGCGTTTCATCATATCAGTATTGTATGATAAAGCCCAATTTTTGTCAACCGATTTAATTAGTTGTATAAAAACAACAATTGTGATGTTGTTTTGTTACAACAACTTGTTACTACAATTTAACAGTATACTAGGTGCTGGATTATTTGTCAACCTTTTTTACATCTGCTAATCCTAAAAAGCATAGAGCTTTTATGTAAGTCCAGCCTAAGTCAAATTCATACCACTTTACACTTAATTTAGGACTTGCAGGATCATTATGATGATTATTGTGAAGTTCTTCTCCACATATCCAAACTGCTATAGGTATTATATTTTTAGATTTATCCTGTGTTTCCCAGTTTCTATAACCAAGATAATGACCTAACCCATTTATTACGCCAGCTGCATGGAAAGGAATCCAAATCATCTGTACTAACCAAACTAATATTCCCCACCAACCAAATATCAAAGTATTAATAGCTAATAAAAGTATTAATCCTAAGTAATTATAAGGAGAATAAAGTTTTGATTCAATCCAATCTGTTGGGCTACCAACTCCATAGGTATGCACCAAATTTCTATCTTTAGTTGCTTTTGCGTATATAAATGCACCACTAAATAACACTTTCAGGATTCCATATCTATGTGGACTGTGTGGATCTAGATGAATATTATCTGTAAATCTATGATGTGCTCTATGTATAGCTACCCATTCTTTTGTTACCATACCAGTAGTAAGCCATAACCAAAAACGCATGAAATGAGTTATGGCAGTATGAAAATTTACTGATCTATGTGCTTGTGAACGGTGTAAATAGAGAGTAACACAAATAATTGTTATATGTGTTAAAATTAAAGTATAAAGAATCATTAACATTGTTTATTTAACCCTTAAAAAATATGAATAATAAAGTAATACTTACCGACATTGATGGTGTTTGCTTAGATTGGGAGCAAGATTTTAACAAATGGATGACCGCCAAAGGACATACACTAATTGAACCTGATGCCTACAAAGTGCACGAAAGATTTAATATTACTCTGAATGAAGCTAAAACATCAGTAAGAGTATTTAATGAATCTGCAAAGATAATGTTTTTAAAACCATTTAGAGACAGTGTACATTATATTAAAAGATTACATGAGAAATACGGATTTGTCTTTCATGCTGTTACAAGTTTAACAAATGACCCTGCAGCACAAGAGTTAAGAAAAATTAATTTACAAAGATATTTTGGAAATACTGCTTTTACTAACTTTGTATATACAGATACAGGTGGGGACAAAAATGAAGTATTGGAACAATATCGAAACAGTAATTATTATTGGATAGAAGACAAACCCATTAATGCTGAACTTGGCTTAGAAATGGGTTTGAGATCTATACTAATGCAACATCCTTACAATATTAGTTTTACCAACAGTAAAATTACAGTAGTAAAAAACTGGCAGGAAATTTATAAATTAATAGTTAATAATTTATAATGTAATACTAGCATTGACATCAATGCTAGTATATTTTTAGTTAGTCATTACTTTACTAACTGCGGTCATTACTGAAGCGATACGACCAATATCTCGCAGTTGTTCAACTGTATAGCCCAAAGACTTAAGGCCATCATAGTGGGCTTTAACACAAAATTCGCATTTACCAACTATGCTAGCAGCAAGGCTATAAGCTTCAAATTTAGCTTTTGTTGTTCCACCATGCGAGGAAATAGCATTCATTCGTAATTGAGCAGGTAGACCTTTCAATTGTTCGTCACCAGCCATTTCCACATATGGGTACCAAATATTGTTCATAGCCATCAGTGATGCTGCTGTAATAGCAGCATTGACATCTGGATCTCCTGGATTGGCTATCTGCTGACTAATCCATACCCAAAGTTTACTATTACCGGTAGCAAATACTGCTGCCAAAGCACAGCACTGTGCTTCTATAGGATCTAATGTGCTTCTTTTAATTACCGCATCTAAATTTAATTTAGTATCTTTAGCATAATCCGGCAATGCTTCTTTAATTTTATCAACCCAATTCATTTTGTTTTGCCTTTTTAAGTTTATCTCTAATTTCAAACCAATAATATTGTTTAGCTAGTAGAATTACGCCCATTACGAAAGAAAACCAGTTATCAATGTTTCCGTATTCTTTCCATGTTTCTTCTATTGTGGGTTCTCCTGCAATCATTTTACATGCAACCACAAATAGTACAAAGCTGCCTATATAAACTGTATTGGGATATTTTTCTAAGATTCGGGCAATAACAGTGCTACCAAACAATATAATAGGAACACTAATTAAAAGCCCAAAAATTACCAAAGCCATGTTACCATCTGCTGCTGCTGCAATACCTAATGCATTATCTATTCCCATTACGGCATCTGCCACCACAATAGTGCCTATAGCTGCCCAGAAAGTATTTTTAGCAGTTACATTATGGTCATTTTCATCTTGTACCAAGGTCCATGCAATGTAAATTAACAACAAACCGCCTACTAGTTTAAGTCCAGGCACTGCTAATAGGTATGTTAATAGTAGCACACTGATAAATCTAATTGCAACTGCACCAAAAGTGCCCCAAAAAATTGCTTTTTTCTTAAGATGTTCTGGCAATTTATTCGCTGCCATACCTATCACTAAAGCATTGTCGCCTGCTAAAACTATATCAATTAATATAATAGCTAGTACTGCCCAAATCATTTCTAATGTCATAAAAATTCCTTATTATTAGTGTTTATTAGATGCTAATACAATCTTACAAATATGTTT